ACTGTTGTTACTAGTACCAAATATAATATATCCATTAGCAGAATTTGCTTGGCCTTTTAATATTATTGTATCTGCAATGTTAACATCGCCAATAAAAGCGTCATTTCCTACAGCATAATTATTTCCAGTACCATTGCTTGTCGCTATAAAGTTATTAGCAGTTATATTACCTGACAAGCTTGCCGCAATACCAGTTAAACTTGTAACATTGGCCGTTGTCGCAGTTACATTACCTATTAAGCTGCTACCTGTAATATTACCTGTAACAGATACTATGTTACCTGTATGTCTATCACCGATTACATTTCCGATAGCTGTAATACTACCTAATGCTGTGATTTGACCTAATGATGTAACATTTTGACCCTGTAAGTTTGCAGTTGCAACTATATCAGTTTGTGCCCTTACATTACCTGTAACAGAAATATTTGTTCCTGTCAGTGAAGGAGATGATATTGTTCCAGTAGCAGAAACATTTACTGCATTAATTGTACCGGTTGTGCTTAATACTGCGGCATTTAATGTACCTAAAACAGAAAGATTTCCTAATGCGCTTAAAGTTCCAGTAACTGAGACATTAGCAGGGAAAATACTATTACCATTTCTATCAAGTAATGTCAATGAACGAATTTCTGAAGTATATCCAACCCCATTAAACTGTCTTACTATTATCGGAGTAGGTGAAGTGCCAGCGCCATCAGTGGTGTCAATATACGCATTTCCTTGACTTGATCCTGAACCACTTATTTGTATTCTAAATCCATCATTTCCTGCCATCGTGCCACTAACAATGTTTGCATTTGTGAATACAGTTGGAGTTGAAACAAAAAGATTACCAACAAAATTATTTGCAATTGCATTGCCATTTGCATCTAATAGTGTAACTTCATTTTGAATACTTGCACCATTATATTGTCTAAAGTATATAGGTTCATTTCCTTGATCACCTGTTTCAAATGATACGAAACCTTGATCTGTTCCAGTACCACCAACAATCACTCTGAAGTAGTCATTATCAGCGACATTAGAACGAATTAATTGGAAAGTATTTGATCCAATGATAGTGTTTGTTATTAGTGAACCAACAAAGTTACCACCAAAGAAATTATTAGATGTAAAACTATTTGCGTTTATGTCAGCATTGCTTAATGTGATATTACCAACAAAATTATTTGCTGTTATTGTACCTGCAGCACTAATATTTCCACTATAAGTTAATGGACCTGTGCCTGCTCTACCTAATGTTTGACTATTATTGCCATTACCAAACACAATGTATCCATTAGCAGGGTTATTTTGTCCCTTAATAATGACTGTATCTGCTACACCAATATCACCGATAAACGCACGATTACCAACTGCATAATTATTACCTGTACCAGTGCTGTTAGATATAAAGTTATTAGCTGTTATATTACCTGATAGACTTGCGTTCGTTCCAGTAAGACTTGTGGTAAATATTGAACATGCACTTACATTTCCAGTTAAACTTGATCCTGAAATTGTACCAGTTAAACTTATTGTATTACCAACGTATAAGTTAGCATTAACTGTTCCGCCTGTTGCAGAAATATTACCAGTTAAACTTACGTTTTGTCCATTGAATATAGTAGCATTTGCAGCAAATGCTGATAAGTTACCAACAAAATTACCTGCATTTATGTTTCCTGTCGTGCTAATAGTACCAACAAGACTTGCAGCCGTAACTGTTCCAGAAACACTTAAAGAGGTAGCACCTATTCTATTACCCACAAATAAGTTTGCGCCTGCGGGGAACACAGCATCACCATTAGCATCCATCAATGTTACTCTGCGTTGTTCTGTAGCAAAATTAGGGCCACTAAACTGTCTAAATATTATACTTTCAGTATTTTCATCACCTACATCAAACGCTACATATCCTTGATCTGATAGGTTACCACCCAACTGTAGTCTAAAGGCGTCACTACCTGCCATTACAGCATTAATTATATTAGCAGTTCCTGGCGCATTAACAACTGCTGTTAAATTACCGCGCAAGTTACCAGCAGTAATATTACCATTTGCGCTTATGCTGCCAGGGAAGAATGTATTACCGCTCTGATCTAATAATGTAACTTGATTTTGAATATTTGGACCATTGTACTGTCTAAAATAAATTGGTTCTGATCCGTTATCACCTGTGTTAAATGATACAAATCCAAAATCTTGTGAGTTGCCACCAACATCAATACTAAAGTAGTCAGCATTTGTTGGGCCTGCTATGTTAGCACGAACCATTTCTACAGTATTTGCACCAATAACTGTTGTGATTAATCTTCCAGAGAAATTGCCGCCAAAGAAATTATTTGATGTAAAGCTGTTTGCACTTAAATCTGTATTAGCTACATTAATGTTACCAACAAAGTTATTTGCAGTTATTGTGCCACCAACTGATAAGTTGCTATTCCATGTTAATGCTGCGGTGCCACTACGTCCTAATTTAGCAGTAGAATCAGAACCAAATGTAATATAACCAATTGTTGGATTTTGCTGACTTCTAACTGCTAAGCTATCGGCAGTATTAAGATCACCTAACCAAACACTGTTACCAACTCTGAAGTTATTACCTGTGCCTACATTGTTTGAATGAATTACCCCGTTAGCTGTAACATTACTTGAGACACTAATATTACCTACATTGAATACAGGAGCTGTGATGTTTTGAGCATTGACATTTGATACTTGAAGATTTTGTACATTAGTTATGTTTCCATTAGCATGTAGTCCAAGTAAACCACCTAATACTATACTACCGTTACCTGTTACGTTACCTGTAGTAATACTGTTTGCAAAAACATTTAATGCACTATTTGAAGAATTAGTTGCATTGCTAGTAATTGTGTTTGTAATTACAATTGGTGTAGTTAAATTTCCAGTTAAATTTGCATGCGGTGAATATATATTACCCAAAGAAGATATATTTGCAGTAGCACTTATATTTCCATTTACTGTTACATTAGCATTATTGATTGTTTGAATGATGGCGCCGCCTGCACGGAATATAAGTTCACCTGCACCTACATCACCATTAGCAATAATTATATTACTTGTAGTTCTACCAAATATATTACCTGTAACTGCACCTATATTTGCAGCAGGTGAATTGAATGACCCACCAATTGATAACGCACCTGATATATTTGCATTTCCACCGGCAAATAAGTTGAGACTTACACCTAACCCACCTGTTACAACTAATGCTCCGGTTGTAGTAGAAGTTGATTGAGTTCCTGTTCTTACTCTTAATCCAGCACCAGCCTCTGATTCAATTCTAGCAGAAATAATGTACTTTGTTCCGTCACTATAGACATAGAAGTATTGACCAATTGCAAATGCTATTGTAATTATACCCTGACCTGTATAGCCTGAACCCTCAAATGTTCCACTTGGTGTTGCTAAATTAACGTTTTGTCCAAGGGTTCTCAATCTAAATGTATAATTTACACCTGGATTACCTATAGGATTTGGTAAAATTATTTGATAACCACTGTTCGTTAAATCAACTAATGCACCTGCCCTAGAAGTTGTAAGAGTAGTAGCTGATGAAATACTAAGGTATGAAACCTGTAAACCTGAAGTTCTAATAATATTATTAGCAATTATATTATTGACATTATTAATATTACCAGTATAATTTGGTAAGTAATTAGCTACGTTTGCATCATTATAAATGTCGGTATTAACGCCAGTTAAGAAAGCACCATTACCATAAATGTAATTACCTGTGATGTTGCCTACTGCAGTAATATTACCATTTGCAGTTATACGATTTCCTGCTGTGATGTTTTCAAATACGTTTAAGTTTCCGCCTATGCCACTATCAGTTGCAATAATAAAGTTGCCTGGGGAAACTGTAACAACGTTGGCGCCACCTACAGTGAAACCAATATTACCGTTAGCTACAGGTATAGAAATATTACTTACACCATTTGCAATACGTGAAACGTTTGCTGTTACATTGGTTAGTAAAGCACCGTTACCAATAAAACGATCCGCTGTAATGTTTCCAATAGCAGATATTGTACCTGCTGCTGTAATGTTTGTAGATGTCGCAATGTTACCTGCAGCACTCACCGTATTACTTACATAAATATTGCCTGAAATGACATTGGCGCCAGCTGTAACATTGATACCATTTATGTTTCCAGTTGTACTGAGATTATTACCTACTAAATTATTACCAGTTATGTTTCCTGTTAACGAAATGTTACCCGAACCATTTAAAACGTTGCCTAAATTAGCTGAACCAATTGTCAATTGCCCTGTTATTGTGGCGGCGCCCGTGACTGAAAGGTTTAGTGAAGTGTTTATATTGCCTGATGCATTGACAGTTCCGGGTGTGCTAAGGTTTGCTCCTATTACGTTACCAGCGGCACTTAATGTAGATCCTAAGTTTATATTACCGTTTATATTTGAACTTCCAGTTACACTTAAATTACCATTCAAACTAGCTAGCGTAGGAGACAATACAAAAACGTTAGGAGCACCACTAACAGCAAAGTTAATGTTACTTGCACTTGCAGGTATACGAACGTTACTTGATCCATTAACAATTGCAGTACCAACTGAAGGGGTAGTAAAGCTTAAGTTACCAGCACCGTCGGTTGATAGAACATCTCCGGGATTACCACCTGGAATATTTAGTGCGTCTGTACTAGTTAGGTTAGCGTTTCCTGTTAATAGTAAATCACCTGTAATGTTAACTCTAGTTGGTGTAACTACCATAACATTAGGAACACCTGTAACACCAATCGAAACGTTAGCGTTAGGATTTACAATTACATTACTATTGCCACCTACTATTTGATTTGATGCAGGCAAGCTACCCCAAGCTAAATTGCCCGTAGTGTCGGTTGCAATTAAAATAGCATTTGCTATACCACCTGCTATTTTTAGTTTTAATATATCTGTATTAATATTACCTGTCGCATTGATTGCACCAGATACATTAATACCTGAGTTAGATATGGTAAGTGCAGTTGTTCCAGTAGCGACTGCAACAATGGTTCCGTTTTGGCTTATAGTTAAATTACTTGTACCGTTGCTAATTTGTGATGTTGGAGGTGAGGCTACCCATGCAAGATTACCTGTACCATCAGTTGACAGTAATTGATTAGCTGCACCACCTGTAATTTTAACATTAGAGTTAGAACCTAAGTTTGAAATTCCTGTAACAGTTATTCCTGTATTTGCAACTACCAATACATTCGCTGTACCTGCAACACTTGTTCTTACATTACCACTTAAGTCAATAGAAACGTTGCTTAAACCATTTGCTAATATAGCAGAAATTGGAGCAGCAACATAACTTAAATTGCCTGTCCCATCTGTTTGTATAATTTGACCAGCTGAGCCGCCGAAAATTTTAACATTGCTTATATTGCCTAAATTAGCACTACCTGTATTAACTAAACCTGTTGCGCTTACAATACCTGTTATTATTCCAGTGCTTGTAAATTGCGTTACATTTGATATACCTGCGACACTTACTCTAATATTTGTATTGGGTCCGACTATAACATTACTGTTGCCATTTACAATAGATTGTGTTGCTGGTGCAGATGCCCAGCCAATTTGACCTGATACGCCTGTAGTGGTTAGAACCTGTCCAGTTTGTCCACCTAAAATTCTTACGTTTGCTATTGTACCTAAACTAACAGGTGCAAAGAAGTTAACTGATTCGTTGAAAATACCTTGAACATTAGATGAGAAAGTTGATTGTTCAATTCTAAATCTATTTGCGAAACCAGCGACTTGAAATGCGATATTTCCACTTTGTTCAATGGTCATATTACTTAAACCATTTGCAACACCAGCTGCAATAGGAGTAGACCAGCTTAGATTACCAACTCCATCAGTAACTAAATATTGGCCGTTCAATCCACCTGCAATATGCAAGTTAGATATTTGACCAAGTGTTACATTTGATGTATATTCAAAGTTTACTACACCGTCAATATTACTAACTGTCAAGTTATTCAGAGATCCTAAATCAGTGATATTAGGTTGGTTAGATGTAACTAATCTTCCAGAGAAAAAGTTCGCATTTGCTAAATTACCTAAACTTGCATTACCTGCTCTAACATTTCCTACAACACTTAACGAAATTAAGTTTCCGACTGATGTAATATTTGCTTGTGACGGGAAAGTAACAGTACTAGCTAATAAAGCGTTAGGCACTTGACCAGTTATATTTGCACCTACTATACCAAACAATCTTGAAGCATTTCCTGCGAACGTACCACTTGTTACACCATTGCTCTTAAAGAATCTTAATGATGATGAACCATTAAAAGTACCATTATCGTTAAATTGAATTTCTGTGTTTGTTCCTGCAGCCGGAACGATATTTAAAATGTTCGCAAAGCTTAAAGTTCCATTACCGTCGGTAGTTATAACATCATCTATTGACCCGCCGGCAATTTTTACATTGGCTATATTTCCTAAATTAGCAAGATTGGCAACAGAAATATCATTAGCTGTCACATATGAAATTATTGTATTATTTGCATTAATTGTTAGGTTATCAACATTAGATGTAATTGATGTTTGACCAATAGATACACCCACGTTACTTACTGCTAAACTACGCCAAGTATTTGCAGGAATTCCTAAATTATAAGTAGCAGTTACATTAGGCACTAAATTAGACCTTACAAAGTTCGTAACGGATAAATTATTAAGTGTGGCTGCTGAGTTAATCAGTAAAGTGTTAGCATTTACATTGTCTGACTTAACATTACTGTATGCACTAATATTACCTGTAGCTATTAAATTACCTACATTTGCTAAATTAGCTACTGTTAAATTACTAGTAACACTTATGTTAGCACTTATGATATTTGCAGCATTAACATTAGCAACTGCTGAAATATTACCACCTCTAACTAGTCCAGTAATACTTAAATTACCGCCACTAATATTTCCAATAGCACTTATAATATTTGCAGAATTAATATTTCCTGCATTTACATTTCCACTAGTAATTACTGTTCCGGTAGTGCTTAAGTTTGCGCCTGTGATAGTACCTGCAGCAGTTATACTTCCACTAAATTGAGCATTGGCTAAATTACTGTTCCCTGCAACACTTAGATTTCCACTTGTTACTAGATTACCTGCTTCAACATTGCCAGTGGCTGACACTGTTGATCCTATTAATACTGCGGAATTTACGGTAGTAGCATTTACAGTAGTAACATTAGCAGTTGAACCATTTATAGTTGATAAATTTGAATTACCTGTAACTGATAATACACCGGTTACCGTAACTGTATTTTGACTTATAACAACAACGTTAGAAACATTATTGACACTAACTGCAACGTTTCCATTAGCTGCAGGCACATTGATGCTTGTAGTACCATTAAATAAATTACCTCTTACATTTCCTAAGAAGAAATTAGCGGTAACTGCATTACCTAAATTAGCATTTAATGCTGTAATATTTCCTGACGCTGAAAGAGTTGTAGAGTTAACGTTATTTGCATTAACATTTCCTACTGCAGATATATTACCAGATACACTAACTCCTGCAGCATTAATGTTTGATACAGCACTTACATTTCCTGTTGAGTTTAAATTTGCAGCAACGATGTTTGCGTTGCTCACTATACCAACTGCACTTATTGTTCCTGTAAAATTAGCATTGGTTACGGAAGCAATATTACCAGCAGTAACATTTCCTGTTGCTGTGATGTTAGTAGCAGTTGATATTGCGCCCGAAGAAGTTATACCGCCTGCTGCAGCTATATTAAGACCTGAAATATTGCCGGATGCGCTGATTGCCGCTGCAGCGGCAATATTATTACCTGATAAGTTTCCTGACGCACTTACAACACCTGTGGTAAATAAGTTTGCACCAGTTACATTACCGGTTGCACTATGTGTGCCTGTCACTGCAATACCTGTACTTGTAATTACTTGTACATTTGCAGTACCGCCAACGCTTGTTCTTACATTACCATTTGCTGCTACAGATACATTACTATTACCATTAATGATTGAGCTTCCTGCAGCAACAGTTAGGTTGGTTAGTAAACTTCCGTCTCCTTGGAAGAAATTCGCTGTTACTAAATTACCTAAATTAGCATTTAATGCAGTTAAATTACCACTTGCACTAATTTGTCCTGTATTTAGATTATTGACTGTAGCATTTCCAGAAGCACTTATTGTACCTGCTACTCCCAAATTAGCAACATTTGCATTTCCGGTTGCGCTGATGCGACCGCTTGTCAGTAAATTAGCACCAGTAATGTTACCAGAAGCTGAGAACGTAGATGTGCTGAGATTTCCTAAATTAGAATTACCATTTACAGATACATTTCCTGATACAGATAATCCTGTATTAGTAACAGTAACTACGTTTGCAGTTGCGCCAGAACTAATTGTAACTGCGCCATTTAATGAAGGAATACTTACGTTACTTGTACCATTACTTATTTGATTTAAGGAACTTTGATTACCTAAATTAATACCTGTTAGGAACGCACCATTTCCCAAAATATAATTAGCTGAAGTTATATTTCCTGTTGAACTTATTTCATTATTAATGATTAAGTTATTTGATGTAATATTACCTGAAACAGAAATATTACCAGAATTTACCTGTTGTGCAATTACGGTGCCGGTTGCACTCACATTACCACCTGTAAACAGGTTAGCACCTGTAATGTTGCCATTTGCACTAACTCTACCCGCAGTATTTAAATTTGATCCTGATATATTGCCATTAGCACTTACTACACTTGCTGCATTTAAATTATTTGCAAGAACATTACCTAATACGCTAATATTAGTACTGACGCTAATACTACTTGCAGTTAATGCACCTCCAGTTGATATTGAAGAGGTTGCTAAAAGATTAGATCCTTGAATGTTACTACTTGCCGTTATATTGCCAGTACTAGAAATTATTGCTCCACGTATGTTATTACCGGCAATAATGTTGCTACCAATGTTTAAATTACTACCTGTAATACTTCCTGTTGCACTTATTGTCACACTTTGTAACGTACTAGTAGTAGGGTTAAATGTTAAATTAGCACTTGCTGCTAATCCACTATTGATATTATATTGAATTTGATTCGTGCTACCTGCAACTATATCCGGTAGTACTACAGGACTCCAGCTAAGATTACCTAAACCATCTGTAACAAGTGTATAGTCAGGAAATCCGCCACCTATTCTTACGTTAGAAACATCACCTAATTGGGTAAGTCCATTAACGGTCAATCCATTTAATGTACCTACACTACTAATATTAGGCTGTGAGGAAGAATCTGCAGTTATGATTGCTGAAACAAAATTTGCGTAAACAGTATTAGATATGTTTGCGTTTTCAGCAGTTAGTGTGTTACTACTAATGCCATTAGCATCAGATGAAATTGAAGTATTACCTAAGTAAATAGTATTACCTGATAGGTATAATGATCTCCAACGATTCGTTGCGTTACCTAAATCCTGTTGAATATCAGTAGCAGGTATTAAATTACCTCTAACAACACCGGTGACCGAAAGATTACCTACATTTGCACTACCTAATGTGTTAACATTTCCTGCTGTTAATGTTCCACCTGCACTTACGATACCAGTTGTCCTTAAATTAGCACCGGTAACATTACCCGCAGCACTAATTGCTGAATTAGCATTTACTGTTGTGAAATTTGCCGCTTGTGCCGTGTTACCGAGGCCTATGTTTCCTGAAAAATTATTTGCAACAATATTAGAAGTTACATTTATATTTGTAATATTTGCATTACCAGCAAGAGCTAAATTACTTGTATTTTTATTAAAAGTTAAATTCGCACTTCCACCAAATAGTCCTGCTGTATCTTGGAATTGAATTTGTGTATTAGCTCCGCCAGGCACACCTGTACCAGCTTGATAAAATGAACATATAATATTACCAGTGTTTGGTGTTGCTGGAGTGAATCCTGTACTGTTAACAGCGTTCGCTAAACCAGGGTCTGAATATAGTGAAAAAGTTTTATTTGTTAACTTAACGCCATAGAATTTGTTTGTGCTATTTTCACCCGCTGTTGATATTTGTGTCATACCACTTACACCAATAATGGTAAGTGGTATACCAGTTACAACTGTGTTGTCATTAATTGTTGTTACAACCGCTGGATTCGTTTTAGAAATATCCTGAATTCTAAAAGTACCAACTCCTGTACCTTCCCATGTAAGATTTCCTGTACCGTCAGTAGTGAGAACATAACCATTCAAACCTCCGCGCATAACAACATTATTTGCGTTTCCTAGGTCAATCTTAATATTACTTGTTCCACCTGCGTTAACCCATGTATTTGCATTTGCTACTAAAACTTGACCATTTCCAACTGGACTAGTTAAAGCAATTTGGGTATTAGCGGTTCCGCCTATTTTAGACCAATTTAAAACAGAAACTTCTGTTAAAATTTCAGTCTGAGTGGTTAATGAGTTACCAGCTGGAGGAAATAAATTGGGATCATTTCCTATGTATAATCTACGCTCATCAGTTGCAAAACCTAATTCGCCTTCAGCTAGCTGGGGCAAATCAACGTTAGCCCCTGTACGGTGTTGAATCTTAGAAATCTGTATAATAGCCATAGTATAATTCTTATGAAAAGATGATTATACTATTTATCAATCTAAAATAGATTGGAAACTATAGAAATTTACTGTAATATTCGTCTAATTTACGGAACCAAAGATCAGAATATTTCTGAAATTCACCCCCTTCAACTATGAATTCTAGATATTGATTGTCTGCAGTACACATAAAAATTACGCCTTTTGTAATCTTTGTTCCGTAAACTTCGTTATGTGCATTTGCATATGCTGCTGATTGTATGAAATAATCTTCAATCCATTCACGCTTTTTTACTTTATTGCTCTGTTTGTGATTTAGGGAAGTAAAGAGGAACTTCTACGCCCCATGCTTCATTTACTTTACAAAGACCTTGCTCAATAATAGACTTAGCCATTGTATGACTTTGTACGCTATAAGGATTACTTCCTGGATCTTTTAGTGATCCTTCTTTGATATAATCCTCAATGAATTTGTGCATTCGTGTTCCACGACCGGCTGCTTCAGTAGTAATCTCTTGCGCACGTTTATGACCAACACGGTTTCGCCATTCCATTAATGCTTTTTTAGATTCTTCGGACTTCGTTGCGTCTAGTATAGTTGTTACGCTAGGAAGTTTTTCACCGTCTGGAGTAGCATACTTTCTTGAACCGTTAATTGTCTCTTTGTTGATTTTGACGTAATTGAATTTGTTTGGATTATACATTTTTATATTTTATATTAAAGCTTAAACTAATTCTTTCATCAGTAGCTGGAAGTGTTCTATGCATCAAATTGCTCATAAAAATGATGCATCTACCTTCCAAACTGTTATAATCACTAGTATGGCAATTATTTAAATTAGTCTCTGTATATTTTGGAGTTATTGGTTGATAGAAATGATATGGTGATTGAAATACAAAGTCTTTTTCTCCTGAACTTTTAATATAAAAAACTCCAGATAAAAGTGAATCAGGGTGTAAATGCAAGTCTTGAAATCCATGTACTTGATAAGAATTTAACCAAGAATCTACAAAATATAATTCTTCTTTTTCTATTTTATGTATGTCACAAAATACGGCTATAGTTTGTATTATTTGTTCTTTTATTTTAGTAAATTCTTTAAGATTTAACACATTTGCATAGGTTCGTACTGTGCTAAGGCAGGGACTATTAAAAGGTTTACCCCCATGCTCAGATATAATATCCCGTGAAAGGTCTATTAAATCGTCAGGTACTTTTCCAAAATCTTTGTAAACTACTAGAGAAGGGAATAGATAATTGTAGTTAAAAGTGTCATCGGACATCTATGAATTGTATTACAATATTACTAATAATACAACTTAAACGGTAAAACTTTCTCCGCAACCGCAACGTGCCTTTTCATTGGGATTGATAAAGTCAAACCCTTCATTGAGTCCTTCTCGTTTCCATTCCATTGTAAGACCGCTTACATAGGGCAAGTCTTTTTGACTGACAACAACAATAACATCATTTGTGTTGTAGCTCATGTAGCTTCCTGAATCAGGTAAATTATCAACATATTCTAATTTGTATGCTAAACCACTGCAACCAGTAGTTTGCACACCTATCATTATGCCTAATCCTTTACCACGTTTTTGAATTTGTTGCTTGACTTTGTTTGCTGCTTTTTCAGTGAGTATAATCATCTTTTATCGCTGGCTCTTTGTGCCATTTTTGCAACAGTTTTTTCAGCATCATCAACACTCATTGGTGTTTTGCCGTCAGTTTTTTGACCTTTGAAAATAACTTCGTCACCTTTAATATCATCAATGATGTTTACTAAAGGCTCCTTAGATATCATGTCACGTAAATCACTTATATCAACACTGATGTCATTGTTATTCATCAATTGCAAGAATGCATCAACTGACATAGGTTTGTTTGCATGTAGGTATCTATCCTTAAGTTGGTCAGTTATTGCAACTAACTTAACTCTAAGTGGATCGGTACCTACAAACTCAAATAAACGCATTATTATCTTTTGCCACGGCCTAATTTAGGAGCAGGAATTTCTTCACTGTCCATTTCATCTTCAGGTGGCGTTGGTAATTCTTCTGCACCTTGAGCCATAGCGTCAACTTCAGGCTCGCCCATTGATGGTGCAGCGCCCATATTACCCATACCGCCCATGCCAGGCATACCGCTACCAAAACCACTACCTTGTCCTGTGACAACATTTAAGGCACTTTGTAATCCACTTTTAGCTTGTGTCAATGCTGCTTGCAATCCAGACAAAGCTTCAGTCGCCATTGCATTGAATTGCTCTCCTTGGTCACTGCCCATTTCACCGCTAACACTTTCTACTACTGCAGGCAATTCTTTTACTAGCATGTCAGAAACATCTTCAATCATTTTCTGAACACTGTCCATCATATCTTTAGCCGCAAGAACAACCTGTGCTTGTTCAATTTCTTCGTTTTCTACAACGATACGGCTGTTATATTTTGGTGCTTCTTTTAGTTCAGTATAATAGTCTGATAATGCTTGTTCCATAAACACTAGTTTTAGATACTGTGGATTATTTTCGCTGGAATAGGATTTATCAGTTTCTTTTACCTCGCTGATTAAGTTTTTTACTTTACCGAGCATGTTTCTTGTCTGTGACAAGCTTAGCTTCTCAATCGGAAGATCGGTATTAAAGTTTTCTCTTAAAGCCTTTTTGGCCATTGCGTAAGGTTTTTGATTAAATTCTGTAAGTTTCATAGTAATTCCCAAAGATGTATAGTATTTATCAAGATTTCAATTATTTATAGGAACTAGTGCCTAGCCAATTCATTTGAAATCTTCTTGCTTTTTGACTGAAATCTGTCATTTCTATCGTTAGTCTATCCTGTTTTAGTTTATTTTCAACTAATTTATTTGAGTATATAAATTTTTTGTCTTTATCTTTAACATTTTTCAGATATCGTTCAATTAGTGCAGAGGACATGGATAATCCAGTTATTTGACTATCTAAGAATTTTACCCTTTGTGACTCTACAACTAAATTTTTGTTGTCCAAAGTACACCAAGTCAATGCATTTTTCAATGTTAAAAATCTGTGTTCTGTATCATTGTACAATTTAGTGACTTTAAAACCTGCATTTGTTTTGGTAATCAGATACTTTTCAAAGACCCTATACCCGTTATTTTCCTGTATAATCACGAATTTTTTAATGTTATTAACAGTGTTCGGGTCTATGATTTTTTGAATAGCCCTAAGTAATTCTATGTCAGTCATCGGACAATACCTCAAAATAAATGTTTCTAAGCTCAGGGCTAGTATCTAAAAAACTGGGCATCTGGATGTAATTTCTGTCATTTTTAATCATTGGAACTAAATCGCAGTCTGTGTAAAGTGATCCCAAATCATCATGTCCGTCAGAAAATACGCTTTTATAGTTTACGGAAAACTCAAAAGCCCAACAAGAATTAGGTTCTTCTGTTGAATACAAAAATCCAAAGTTCTCAAGTTTCTCAGGATCAAGTACTAATTTAACTGGATCCGTAATGTTTTCAGGCTGCGCCCTTAAGGATACTACCTGTATAACAGTATCTAAATTACATTGAGTGTTTCTTTTACTTTGCCAATCTAGTGCCTCTACTGTAGTCGCATTTAATAAGCTTTTTTTATTTGTAACATTTGTTTTAGTAATATCAAACAAAGTAAAACATCTGATTTTTGTCATACACTTATTTATAGAGGTAAAAAAACCCGAGAAATTCTCGGGTCTTTATTAGTATAAGACTTATTAAGCCTGTGTACTTGTGAATGTTGCTGAGTTGCTTGTGATAACTGAACTTACAACTGCTTGACACACTGCTGTTAAATTAGCACCAACTGAACCGTCTGTTGAGAAAGCTTGTGTTGGATAAACTGCAACTGCTAGTGTACCGTTAGCTCCTGCATCAGTCCACTGATACATATGAATAGTTGCTAATTGTTGAATAGCTTGAACGATTAAAGCAATGTTTCCGCTTTCTGTACTTGCGTTATCAATGTTAGCACCTTCAATTGTGAAGAAGTCTAATTTAGGACCTTGTGGTTGTACTGAAGCACCACTTGTTACTGCATTTAATGCACCTTTTGTATAACCAGATGCATCATAGTTCATTACTGGCTGAAAGTCGCCGCTTACTTTTGTAAATTGTGCCATAATATCTTTTCCTTATAAAATGTGAGCGCAAAGGCTCTACTTTTATTTAGTCCTTTAGTAAAAAAATGGGCTTGTTATAGTTATTTTGGTGCAAGTTTTTGAAGATAAGCAAGTAATTCTTTCTTTTCTTCTTGGTCATCGCTAATTGGCTCAGGCTCACTTGCTGGGGGTTGGGTTTTTGCTTTTTGGGCAGCAGCCAAATCATATAAAAGATCGCCCAATTTTCTGAGTGCTGGAACACCGGCATTTTGCTGATACGTTAATTCTACATTTTTTGCAAGATCAGTTATTTGCTTCATACTACTTGAAATATCTACCCCTTGCATATATTGCTGAATCACCTTAACCATGTAGTCCGACATCGTAAGTTTCTTAACCTGCGGGGGCTGCTGCGGCGGGGCAGGAGCTTCGGACAATATCTCTGCTAACATCTTATCAAAATATAATGATTCAGTTTGTATAGTACCGGGCTGGGGTGTTTGGGCCGCAACACGATCAGCTTCTCTTGCAGCCGGGTTCGCTCCAAACTGAAAGTTTTTGTTTTTAGCTTGCATTTGCGCCTGAACGTATTCTGCATCCCGTTGTAATTCATTTTGTCGCTGTACAACTTCTGGCCAAAGTCCTTGTAAAACTCCGATCATTTTACGGACAAAGATATTTCGAAAGTTTGTTTTAGCTAGTACGTTTTGGGAGTATCTTCTATTACTTTGACTACCCATGTTAGAGGTTACAGGCTGTACCTCTCCCTTGACAAGATCCAGTACTGCTTCATTCACGGTATTATCGACATCTTGAAGTTTCATTTTCTTATGCTTTTTGTAAAACGTTCAGAATCTTTGCTCTTAATTGCACTTAACAGCTTTTTCTCTAAGATGGCTGCTTTGTCAGAATCATAGTGCTTGTTTATCAATTCTACTAAATTAATAGCACTTGTGATAATATTATGGGCACGGCTTTCAATAATGTGCTTAGTGTCACGATTATTGCCTAGTGCTTCTAATTCTTCTAATAAACTACGGGTTTTGCGTTCCATAATGATAGGTTCCTAAATATATTTATCACTTTTTCAGGCTGTTAAGCATAGCTTTTAATCTTGCACCTTGTACATCTGCATTGATTTTAGGAACATCCTGAACAACATCCTGTAATTCACTGTTATGTGTAGGGGACACATTACTTGAGGGCTTTAATCTTGATATTATATCATTAGGACTTGGCTGTGGATTATTGTATTTTGTGCTTGCAGATTGCCCATCTTCACCTGGATCTGTAATCCTAAGAGTTTCTACATTAAACTCCAGTTCAATCTTTTGACCTACTCCTGAACTACTACGTGTTTTCATAAGCTGAATCTGATATTGCCCACGCTCACGCATACTGCGACTTGTGAAGATACCGAACACATTATCTGCTGTATTAATCTTACTGATACCACCTGAAATATGACTGTGATCAAACTCAATCTCCTCAACTGCACTACGATTTAATTGACTAGCTGTAACTAGCAGCACGTTCAATTCTTTAGACAAGTTACGCAATTCTTCCGAAACATACTTGTCCTTAATGAACAAGTCTGAGGGGCTGACCTTTGCGCTGACTGGCATAAGGAGATCAAGATAATCAATACAAAGAAAATCTACCTTTGCACCAGTCTTAATCTCATACTCTTTACAATATGCCCGTAAGTCATTTACTGTACTCTGTGCCGGCAAATACTTGATTTGTAATTTACCTGCTTTCTTTGCCAACATTCTGACCTTCATTTCAATGTCATCAATGCTTTTAAAAATATCACGGCTGCTAGTTTCTGTCATCATGCTATCTATACGCATAGAACATAGTCCTTCGCTAAGTTCTAACGATACATAGATACCAGTTAATCCTGCTTGACTCCAGTTGACTGCAAGATTCTGCATAAACAA